CAGCATAAGCAATATCTCCAACTCTTAAATTATAATATATTCGCAAAGTATCATTGGTTGCTATTGTCTTACCAGATGCACCAAAACTAAAAGTACTATTTGTAACTGTATTAAAACTTGGTGCTGTTCCTACATCCTGTTCTGAAGCAAGAGTTACACCGGATGGGTTTGATATGTCATGGCCTTGCATGTCTTTTAAAATAAACCCTGCTTTACCAGAATTAGCTTGTAGGTTTAAATTGGTAATATCAACACTTTGGTTTGCTGCGTTGTCTTCATTCATTGCTGTATTGGTTGCGCCATTCCACGCTGTAAACAATGAATTTAAATCAGTAGAAGATAAAGCATCCCCTTCTTGGGGTAATGTATTGCTGATTTTACTCATCTCCACCTTCCACAAATAAAGCCCTGCATGTTCCACCAATGATAAGTTTGTGATGTAGCATCATCATTCCCATCAGCGCCACGACCGCGAATATATATTGTTAATGTTCCAGTTCCGTCAGTAGTATACGCACCTGCTGATATACGATATGAATACATCGATTTAGTAAATGGCCCTGCTTCTGCAATGGTTTCTCCATTCCATACAAGCTTAACGTATTGCTCTTTTCTACTTTCGTTATCAGACTTTAACTTCTCAGTACTATTAAAAAACATTGATGCTACTTCAATATGTATCCATCCAGCTTTTAAGTTTGTTACTGTTTCCGTATGGGCTAAATATTCACCACCGGGGTAGTTTTCGTAATTTTGACAGATAAACTCAACATCATTAGCAATAAAGCCTGAAGATTGTATATACTTGGTATTTTCGCCAACATTAAACAAATGCACCTTATGAAAAGTTTCATCCTTTACATGTGATTTGGTAAAATAAGATGCTGGAATAGCTGTTCTGTCCAACCCCCCATTAAACACCGTTTTGTATTGGCTATACTCTTCTGAAAAATCAGTAGTAATAACGGTATTTGCTGAGGTATCTTTTTCAGTCCATTTTTTCATGACGTTTTACCTTTAATCATTTTCATTTGGTTTGCTGTAAACAATACCTCATAACCGATTATGATTACATCACCTGTACCACTAACTTCAAACTGAAAGTGATTACATGAACTATTATAAGTATCCCAACGAACAGTAGTTAATAAATGGTCCTGCCATGTATTTGTACCGTCCAATGTAGAAACATCGTAAGTGATTTGGTCTGTATATTCAGGGCGTTGTGCAACTTGATTGGCCATAGTATCCGCTGTATAGCTAAAGTCTTTTCGTACCTTCATTGTAATGGATTGGTCACCCGTTGTATACATGTGCAATGCAACATGGTGTACCTTCTTCTTTACAGATGCATCCCCAAAATCTAACCATGGACTTTTCAATTTCCAAGATGGTGCCCCTTGAGCTGTTAAACTATCTCCTGTCTGGGTACTTCCTTTTTGTCGCTTGCCAGAAATTACAAATAAACCGCATTGCCTTGGGTCCCCTGTTTCTGCTCCTTCATTATGACCAAATATTATGTTGCCCTGTCCATCGGTATCAATGCAAGATACTGGGAAGTTTTCCCTAAAACTCCATGACTTCTTTTCAACATGATAAACCAAACCAAGATTGGGAATATCAGACCCGTCAACGCATACATAAAGATGGTATTCCTTATGCTTATGGGAATAACACCCTGCTGCCCGACTTAAATGGTCTTTGTTAACTCGTCTCCATGTTTTGTTGATTGGTTCACTAAGCTTTATCAGTTCTGGTTTATCTATGTATTCCATATTACCAGACAATAAATAAACCCCATCAAATGTAGCAAATACAATACCCATCTCTGGAATGGTTGCAGCACTATCTATGGCTGTGCTACCAATGCCTTGCAAAATCGTTTGACAGTTAAAATTAGGATACGAACCGCTAATAATATCAATAGATGAACTACGAAGAACGATTAAGAAGTTAAAATAATTGACCAACCCTGTAATGCCACCACCTTTGCGCATACCCAGTTCCAAATAATCGGTAGCTCCAAACTGGTCTGGTTTTAATGGATGCGAGTAATACAACGCTGTATCTTCTGAAGGGCCACCATCCAAAAACAAACATGACTGATAAACAGCACAATACCTTGCCCCTGTAGCAGGGAACGGTACACTATCACTTGATAATGGCTCTGTAGCTTGCGCGTCTAAAATGGTCCTTAAATCGTGATATGTTTCGTCTACGTTGTTCTTTACCTCATCAATCAAATAATACGCTGTACCGCCGTTTGTGGTCCGGTAAATCCTACGTGCAACAACATCACTGGGTCCTGTAGGAATATCTACTGCAATACAAAACTTGTAATGCGTACCTGAACCCGCATTTGTCCATTGTACGGGCATACTTTCATCACTTAACGGACCTTCTGAGCCTGTATTGCTAACAAAAGATACCTTATATCGGTATTCGCTCTCTTCACTGTTGCCTGTTTTACCCAAGCCTTGGCCGCGAGCATTATCACTTAACAAAAATAAAGAGTTCTCTGCGCCCTTGGTAGGGAGGGTTAGAGTAATATCTACTTCTGGCTTTCTTGGTCTGGGCGGTCTGGGCTTTACTTTAAACCCTACACTGTAAATAGGTAGATTGGTTGCTATGGCTGCTGCTGCAATAGGCCATCCGCTATATTTTAAAGGCTGTCCATCTCCATAAGTAATGATAAGCCACTTACCAAACTCACAAAACTGAATAGCGTTGTTCGTTAACGATGCCTTTGGCGTATTGGCTAAGGTGATACCCGTTACTGTATCGCCATTCCAATCCTGTACAACCTTTAGCGTTGTACCTGTTTGATATAAAACTTGGTCTAAAGCCCCACCACGACGAATCCAATAATACATACTATCAATTCGATTATCAGTAACCCATGGCACAAAAGTATCTTTTTTAACTATAAACTTTTCGTAACCTATACGACTGTCCCACCCTCCTGTTAACGGGTCTACTTTCATGTTTACTATCTCATCAGCAAACTCTTTCCTTTGAGGTTGTCTTTCTTGGACCCCAAATAAAACTGGAACATCGATTTTAGTATTACGCATTATGGGTTCCTAGTAAGCTTTGTATATAAGGGAGCCATTCTCCTGTTACTCATATAATCCTTAATGTATCTTCGAGCGATTGACGTTAAGAAATGAGAATCTAATTCTTGCAATACTTGTTCTTTCTTTCTTTGATAATACACCGCTCTACTATCATTGTCAGTATTCATTGCCATGTTTTCCAACACAGCATAACCAATGGCATAAATCGCATGGCTTGAAGGTATTTCTACCGTATCTTGGTCTTCATTAAGTTGTTGGGGACGGTATACATATCGAACGGACAAATCATAATCTTCTTCTTGTCGCAAATAAAGCCTTATTCGTTTTGTTGCCCCTCCACTTTCAGGAAACTTGGTATAGTTGACTTGAACATCGTTACTTTGCAATTCTGTTAATCTTAAATTGTAATTTTCATTTAATGCCGATGCATTTCCTAAATCTAAAATACGCCAATTATTCCATCCATTAGATTCACTTTTAAAACATACGACCTTGTATAATCCTTTAGCTGAATATGCATTGCCTATTTGAACATTTAATACTTGTGTATCTGTTAATGATACTGTTACAGGAGCAGACAAACCGCTATAACGTATGCCGTAATCATCTGTATTAGCACCACGATAAGCAAATGCACAAGCAACTTCAATTGTTCTAACTCCATTTCCAGACCCCGATGTTGTTCCTGTTGCTGTAATATAACGTGGACTATCTAAATAATAATCATCTGTATATACCCAATAAGAAGGGGTGCCTGTATCGTCTAAGGGTAGATTATGCCATTCATCTTCGTATCTGGATATTGCAACATATTGACCAACATTGTTGGATGTTAGATTGTTTGTTCTTCGTGAAACATTTAAAACATCAACACAATCTTCAGGCAAGTCTATGTACCTGTTTTTTAAAGTAATTGTTGCTGCTCCAGAACCTAAAACTCTCCTTGATAATATCCAATTGTAGCATTCTGACGATAAGTAAACTCATTCTCAACAGTAACACCACCTACTGTCATTTCTGCAACTTGCCCTTCTGCCCAAGTTGGCCATTCTCCAGAAGATAAAGTAATTGTCGGAGAACTTGAAGTACCACCCGCAGTAGCTGATTTTGCTACATCCTTA